ACATTCGCGCAACACGCAACCAACTGTTAAATGCTTGCGATTGGACACAAGCGGTAGATTGCACCATTGCCAAGAAAACAGAATGGGCAACATACCGCCAAGCATTACGCGATTTGCCAAACGGCATTACTGAACCGCGAACCTTTAGCGCATATCCAAACAATCCCGACTATGTGCCAATGACAACATAATAGGAAAACAATACATGACATTAAAAATAGCAGTTTACGCAATCAGCAAAAACGAAGAACAATTTGTAAATCGTTTTTGCGATTCCGCTAAAGATGCCGACATTATCCTAATTGCCGATACGGGTTCTACTGATAGAACGGTAGAACTTGCAATAGAAAACGGCGCGGTAGTTCACGACATTTGCGTTAGCCCTTGGCGATTTGATAAAGCCCGTGATACCGCATTAGCGTTGTTGCCGCGTGATATTGATGTTTGCATTTCGCTAGACCTTGATGAAGTGTTAATGAATGGTTGGCGCGAAGAAATCGAACGCGTATGGCAAGAAAACACTACCCGCCTACGGTACAAATTTGATTGGGGATGCGGCATCAGTTTCTTTTACGAAAAAATCCATCATCGTAATGGCTACCATTGGCATCACCCCGTACATGAATACCCCCGCCCTGATGGTCGCATCACGGAAATTTACGCGCATACTGATATGCTTTTGGTTAAGCATTTGCCCGACAATACAAAATCCCGCGGTCAATATATGCCGTTACTGGAACTTGCAGTTAAAGAAGATGTGCATTGCCCCCGTAACGCGTTCTATCACGCACGGGAACTAACTTTTTATGCCCGTTGGCAAGAATCAATTACGGCGTTAAATAAGTACCTTGCAATGCCCGAAGCCACTTGGCAAAACGAACGGTGCTATGCAATGCGTTTGTTGGGTAAGGCGCATGAAGAACTAGGGCAATCCGTAGAAGCGCATAAGTGGTATCGCCTAGCAATTGCCGAAGCACCTAACACCCGCGAACCTTGGTGCGAACTGGCAATGTTCTGCTACCGCCGTAGCCTTTGGGTCGAATGTTATTCTGCGGCGAAATCAGCACTTGAAATAAAAGATAAACAATTGGTGTACACAATGAACCCTGAAGTATGGGGCGCACAACCGTGGGATTTAGGAAGTATTAGCGCATGGCATTTAGGCCTTAAAGATGAAGCCACACAACTTTTATTAAAAGCCATAGAATTAGCCCCTGACGACCAACGATTGCGGAACAATATGCAATTTATGGATGCCGATTACAAAACCTTTGATAAGGTAGAAAATGCCGACACAATTGGAAGCCCATGAAGAAATATGCACATTGCGTTATGAAATGCTTTGTGCGCGTATTAAGCGATTAGAAGGCATCATTATTAAGGCTTGTGGGGCTATGCTTGTTGGCATGGCGGGTGTCGTGTATTCATCGCTTGTGCATTTGAGATGAAATGCGTTGGTTGCTCCTGTTATTGCTGTTGGCATTGGTGGGAGCCGTAGCCAAAAATGGCTGTTATGTGCGCGAATTTTATGGTATAGGTTACACAATACACAATCCATCTGTACGGCATCAACAGATGATTGCATGGTTAAAAAATAATGAGCAACAATGTGGTTCTGCGGATTATGTAATTATTTGGAATAACTTGGCAGAATGGGCTGGCACAGCGGATTCTGCGGAAACAAGGGCGTTAATTATCCACGGGTATCAAGAGGCACTGAAGCGTGAAAAAAAATGATTACGTTAGACAAATGGTATCCGTACATTATTGAGCGACAAGGCGTGCAGACAATTGCGTTTAATGCGGCTGTAAAAAAAGTACAAGAAGAATACGCGCTTGCTGTTAAAGCGAATAAAAAAGAACGTTTAACAAATGATTTTGACGTTGAGTTATACAACAAACGAGCAAGACAAAACACAATTGAACTTGAAATGTTTGAGAACCGCAGACGTTTTCAAATCTTTGTATGACATGGCCTGAAATATATTATGCAAAACACCAAAGACAAATTGGTTTACACAGTGACAATTTGCGTAACGCTGACCCTGTGTTTCTCCGTGTTAAGCATGGTGGTTGCCTTTATGTTGGGGCTATGGGCAAAAGAGGTGGACAATGCGGAAATTTTCAAAATGATTTCACCAGCGTTCAGCACCCTAATTGGCGGGATGATTGGGTTCCTGAGTGGTATCAAACTGAACCAAGACGATTCTGAGAAACCAAAGGAGAACAAAGATGATGGGATTAGATGCACTCTTGCAAGTGGGCGGGAAACTGATAGACAAACTGATACCTGACCCCGAGGCTAAAGCCAAAGCGCAGTTTGAACTGCAAAAAATGGTACAAGACGGTGAGTTGGCTCGCATGGCTAACGAAACCAAATTGTTTGAGGTTGAACAAGAAAACGTCACCAGACGCGTTGAAGCGGATATGGCTAGTGACAGTTGGCTGTCCAAAAATATACGCCCTATGACGCTTATATTCCTGTTGGTTGCCTATTCCGGCTTTGCTATTGCTTCAATTTTTGATTTAGAAACCCGTGGCGCATACGTTGAGTTGCTTGGGCAATGGGGTATGTTAGTTATGTCGTTTTACTTTGGTGGACGAACAATGGAAAAAATTGCTGACAGGGTGAAAAAATGACAGAACATTTTACGTTGGATGAACTAACGCATACCGACCACAGAACATTGGACAACACGCCTAATGAAACCGAACTGGCAAACATACAACGATTGGCTAAATTCCTTGAGGAAATCAAAACATTGCTTGGTGGCAAACCAATCATGATTAACAGCGCGTTCCGCAGTAAAGCAGTCAACGACGCTGTAGGCAGTAAAGACACGTCGCAACATAGATTAGGATGCGCGGCTGATATACGCGTGCCTAGCATGACCCCTGACGCGGTGGTGCGTGCAATTGTTGCGTCTGATTTGGGTTATGACCAAGTGATTCGGGAATTTGACCGATGGACACACGTCAGTATTCCAAATGAACCCGCCCGCGCACCGCGTAAACAAGCGTTAATCATTGACAAACAAGGAACTAGATTGTTTGTTGCTTAATTCAAGCAATTCGTGTTCGCTGATGCCGTAATGCTTTTCAAATCCTTTGTGCCCAAGCCCATGGACACCCGTGTTACCGCGATGATGTTCTGTGCATAAACCAATGACAGGGGCATTGTCACGTTTACCGCCAAAACGTCTGATGTGATGGATTTCACAAGGCGTTTGTCCAAGGTCAAGGTATCGGCATAATATGCACCCAAGTGATGCGACTTGTTCATAATGTTTCTTTGTAATATTTTTCATCAAATGACTTTAAAGCAGATTGAGGAACCGAATAAAACTCACCGCGACCAACGTTTATTAGATTTTCAGGTCGCAGGAATTTGTCTCGCCCAATTGAACCGACAAGCCGCACGTGAGATGCGCGAATTTCAGTCAAGACAAAAAAGTCGCATGGCTTTTCGACAGACCAATTTACGGCATTTAGATTGCCGCCTTCGGTAAATGTACTTTTAACATCAATTGTTCTGCCATCAGATAGCGTTAAATCAGCACCAAATTTTCTGAAGTCGCAGTTTAAATCAAAATTTAAGTTTAACACTTTTGCGACTGCATATTCTGTAATAACCCCGTTGACAGACATTTGCAAAGCGTTTTGCGTGGGGTCTTGTTTGCGTTCTGTGCCTTGCTTGCTGGTAATTTCGTGCCGTTTTCTGCCTATAAACCAACAAATTTCTAGTTCAGTAACAGTAGGATAAAAGTTTAAATATCGCTTGTTATGGTCGGTCATGTTGTTGCTCGACCTTCTGCACGTGCTGATGATTCCAAACTGCGCCACACTTCAATTTTGGCTTCTGCCGCAATCATTAACCACCGCAAACGTTCGCATTTGGCAACGGCTTGTTCTAACGCACGTAAATGCGCTTTGTAATCGTCATGTGAATACGCATAAGTTTCTTTTGCCGATTCGGTTCGTTCGCTTGATGATGCCATTAGCGACGCTTTAATTGTTTTGCGATATTCAGTCATGTACACGACGTTTGCTTTAGCCTGTGCGTATTCTGATGCGTTGTCGCGTATAAAATCCAGTGCCTTAAACGGGCTGATGTCTTGTTCTGTCATGATTCGTTTCCTTTTGTTGAATGATTGCGGTGTAATACTGTTTTGGCATGGGTGCTTTTTTGTCCAACAAATCTCGGAACCATTCAGCCCCGCCTAATTGGTTAAAAATAATCCATTGCCTGTCTGACATTCGTATTTGTCTGCCTATAAGTGGTTCGGGTGGTTTGGGTCTTGGCATTTACAACTCTTGAACTGTGACGCGATATTGTTTGCCAAACATATCCAATACATCAATTGTTTTTGTGGTGGAACAAAATTCTCCAAATTCGCCGAGGTCAAATTGCACCATGCCAACTTGGTCAATCAAACATTCGGTGTCTTTGTTTATTAATGTTTGATGTATTAGATTGGCTATGTAATCGCAATACGCCAGTTTTAATGTTTTGCTCATCATGATTTCCTTTTTAAAGATGCCAGCATTTCACGCTCGGCTTGGGTTGGGGGTCGGGTGGTTTTCTCATCTGCTTTAATCTTTTCAAGTGCAGGGTCAGGCTCATTGTTCATTGGCACTGTGAGCCTTGCAACGTCGTACAAATTTGGTTTCGCCGCTTTGCTGTTGCGTACCCAATTGCGCCATGTTGCCGACCAATCAAGTTTTACGCCTTTTTGTCCCGCTTGTGCAATCCAATAATCTTTGAATTGTTCGGCAACTTGCCTAATGTTTAAATCGGGTCGTTCCGTTTGTGCCCATTCACCCAATGATTTTGTCAAAACCCAATCTTGAGCGAGGCGTGTGCCGCGCTGTGACTTATTAATTGTTTTATGGTTTATGTTTGTTGTTTCTTGTTTAAGGTTATTTTGGGTTTGATTTGGGTTAGCGGTGGGTTTTGTTTGGGTTTTCTTTGGTCTGCCACCCTTGCTACCATTGGCTTTTTGCTTTGCCATGTATTCGTGATAACTGCCAATTTCAAGGTCTGCACGATGATTTTTGTACCCATCGGCAGTTAATTCAAAAAATTCATTCAATACGTTTTGAACAACATCCGTATCCAAACGTAACCTACGGGAAACCCATGGGATGTCGTTGGGTATTGGCTTTTCTGAATCGTAATAAAAATCCAGCAAACGTCGATATGCTAAATCTTCCAACGGCAAAAGATGAATGGTGTTTTTGATGTAATCACCAACATTAAATTGATAATAATGCATTGCACTCTCCGCAAATCTCCCAAAAAGAAACAACGGCAGACGGGGAGTACGCTTTTCGACATGGGGATCAATCCATGCCTAGCCGTGTTTCACACAACTATAAACGGAAATGTATTACGGCACAAGTGTTTGAATAATTATTTTTGCCGCGCCCCATTTAATAACGTTTTTTCTTTCAACGTGTAACACATCAATTTGTCCATCATCGTCAAACACGCCACATTGACACAATGCGTCAAGCGTCGATTTCACCACGTTGTCAATGTCACGTATGCGTTTATCGGGCGGGTACAACTCAATTGTTATGTGAAGCCTTTTGTTTGCAAAACCATCATGACCATTACGCGTAAATTCTGCATTAACAGCCGTTTTAAACAACGTTGCGCGTGACGTAAGAAAACGCCTTGACCCTTTAAAACCCCAATACGTATTGACGCTTGGGGGAAACGGGATGGTTAAATTTAAAGCGTCACGTGTCATATATTGTAAATTTGTGTATAATACATTCAGCACAATGGGTGCTATGTTTAACAACGGAGTAATTATGAGTAGAGTATATGACCAATGGCTTGACAGCCGCAAACACGAATCAGACGAGTTCATGCACGAATTCGAAATGCGCACACAACGGCATTTGCAGACTGATTGGAATCCCCAAAATTACGAAATGTTTATGGATGCGTTATTTGACGCAAACCTTGAACCGTACAAAACCCGATTAACAGAAGCCATTACAAGAGGCCACATGGGTGCATTGGAGATTGGCACAATCATTTGTGACATGGTTCACGATTATTGTGAAGACAAGGCAAAACAATTAGCAAAGCAAGAAATGGGGCAATCATGAAAACATTTATTGAATTACGCAAAATCAACGTCAACCCGCACGTTGAAAAAAAAGGCAATTTGTCATACCTATCATGGGCATGGGCAGTTGATTATTTATTGCAAGAAGACCCGACAGCACATTGGGGTTTCCATGAGCCAAGTTATTTTGGTGAAACCGTGATGGTGTCATGCACTGTAAACGCGATGGGTAAATCCATGTATATGCATTTGCCTGTCATGGACAACAAAAACAACGCCATTAAAAACCCCGACGCACGCAAAATTTCAGACGCAATGATGCGCTGTTTAGCCAAATGCATTGCAACGTTTGGAATTGGTTTATATGTGTACGCGGGCGAAGATATTCCGGCTGTTGACATACCCGAAGAAGAAACAATTGAAATTGATGTAATGATTACGGCAATCATGGCATCGCCTACGCTTGAACAATTACGCGAGATTTATTTTGCCACAGTTAAGACAGCACGCGGTAATCAAGACACGATGAAGCAATTGGAAGCCGCTAAAAACGCACGCAAACAAGAATTAACCGAGGCGGGCATTAATGAATAAGCAGTTATACATTGACATTGAGCAAGGCTCAGACGCATGGAAACAAGCGCGTTTGGGTCACGTTACAGCCAGCAACATGGCAGACGTAATGTCCAAAGGCAAAGGCAATGCTGAAGCCGTTGGTCGTTACAAATACAAAGTCAAATTGGTTGCCGAACGTTTGACAATGACAACGGGTGAATCGTTTACAAATGCGGCTATGGAATGGGGCGTTGAACAAGAACAATTTGCGTGCATCGAATACGAAGCGGCTAAAAACGTTTTTGTTGAACGCACAGGCTTTTGGTTGCACCCAACGATGCCGTGGCTTGGCGTGTCACCAGACCGGCTTGTTGGCGATGATGGTTTGATTGAAGTCAAATGCCCTAACACTACAACGCACCTTGGTTATTTGTTTGACAACAGAATACCGCCTGAGTATTACAAACAAATCCAATGTCAATTGTGGGTCACGGGTCGCCAATGGTGCGACTTTGTGTCTTACGACCCCCGACTGCCAAAGCGCAATCGCTTGCTGATTGTGCGTGCAGAACGAGATGAAAATCTCATTAAAGAGATGGAAACCGAAACGATAGCGTTTTTGGGCGAAATCAATCAATTAATCATTAAATTGGAAGGCTAATCATGGCTGTAAATAAATTCATTGGCATCGGCAATTTGGGCAAAGACCCCGAAATGCGTTTTATGCCCGACGGCAAAGCGGTTTGTAATTTTTCAATTGCAATCAGCGAAAAATACAAAGACAAATCGGGCGAATCCAAAGAGGTAACCGAATGGGTCAACGTGGCGTTGTTTGGCAAATTGGCTGAAATCGCTGGCGAATACCTAAAAAAAGGTTCAAAAGTTTACGTTGAAGGAAAAATGAAAACGGAAAAATATTCCAAAGATGGCATCGACCGCCACACAACCAAAATTATTGGTGAAAAAATGGAAATGTTAAACAGCAAAAGCGAAAGTGCTGACACGCCACGGGCACAAACAAAACCCGTAGAAACATTTGAAATGGATGATGACATCCCATTTTAAATAATGCACAATGCAATCGAGTGCGGTTGCCATTGCGCTCGTTGGTTCAAGGGGGATGCTGAAAAGTGTCTCCCTTTTTTTTACCATAAAACGTTATGTAACCCCACCCCGCACCCGCATTACCAGTTTTAACGCAAGCAATTTGGTCTGAAGACAAAATGTTTCATTG